TGAGCCGGGAGAAGGAGTTCGTTTTACTTTATTATGTAAGGTGTAAAATTATAATGGAGTTTATAAAATGGTTATAATGAAGGGGAAACAACAATGGCTATAAAAGTCCCAATAGCATTAGGAGGAACAGGTGCTGGAACAGCGGCACTAGCAAGAGCAAATTTAGGTATTGCTGCTAATGTTAGTGGTTTATATACTGATGTTACAATAGTTAACGCTAATGTTTATCAACCAAGTAACATTTACTTAGGTTCGGGAAATGTTCTTTTTGCAACTGTAAATGCAAAAGTTACATTAATTAGTGCTAATATTCATCATCCGCGTAGAACAACAATTGGGTCGTCAAACGTCCTTGTGTCTGTGGGTGGTTCTAATGTAACATTTGAAACTCCGGGTACCACTGTGGTAGGAGCTCAATTTAAAACTCCAGGAATTCATGATTTATCGACTCAAAGAATTGTAACTCTTAAAAGTAATAACTACTCAGCAAATCGAAAAGGGGACTACACAGTTCCTACTTTAAACATTAAAGCTAAGTATAATAACGTTGCTGTTAATACTGCGGGTCGTATTATTTATTCAAATCGGTTTGACGATCAAGCGTCAATGCCTGATACTGATAAGTATGAAGGTTTTGTAGCGTATGATAGGAATCCAGGAGGGCCAGGAGAATTATTTGTTTCTAACGCTTTACAGCGACATAAAATTCTTATAGCTAACGCAGACGCTACTCCGGGAGCTAACAATACTTACGCTTTAGGAACTCCTGCTGCAAGATGGACTTATGTAAGAGTTGCTAACGATGTTATTGCTGGTGGTAACGTGCGTTCTAAAGGCGGGGCAGCTTTAGGGGGAGATCAATTTACAGTCACACAGTTGTATTGCGGGATTAATACTACTGATCCTCAATACGATTTAGACGTTCGTGGTAATGTTTATGTTTCTGGTAATTTAACTGTTAAGGGTAATGTATATGTAGTAGATACCCAACACCTGATAGTTGACGACCCTGTTATAGAGCTTGGAGCCAACATTGTTGGTGCGCCAACTCAGGATGAAGGTATTTTAATGAATCGCGGTACATCTCCTAATGTATTTTTAGGATATGATGAAAGTCGTGATGAAATGGTAACTTCTTATACAACAGATCCTTCTAGTGTTTCAACTATTAATATAGCGGAATATACTACTTTCCGTGCTAATTCAGTTGTATTCGCCGTCGAGGGTGGAATAGGGGGACATACTGATCAAGGTGATATGTCTAAAGTGGGTATTGGAACTGCTTCTCCTGGTCGTTATAAAGTAGATATACATGGTAATGCGAACGTAGGCATACTGACTGCAACTTCGTTGCGGGTAAATAATACGTCAGTCCCAACCCAGGTTGTTGTTGTAGGTGAAGCTATCGCAATGGCACTTGCACTGGGTTAAAAGGAAAAACGTATGGCTGATGAAGAAATATTAAAACGAGAGTTAGATCATTATAAAGAAGATATTGAGCATCTCCATTCTCGAACTCAAGAAACTAAGGCTCAGATAACCACACATGAAGCGGTATGTGAAGAGAGATATCATAGTATTATGGAAGCTTTAAAACGTTTTGAAAAAAGACTCGATGGTGTTCACGAAGAGATGGCACAGCTTAAGACACTTGCTATTCAAGGAAGATTTAGTTTAAAAACAGCAATTTTTTTAGGGAGTCTAGTTTCGGGAATTGTAGCTCTGTGGTACACATTACGTTAAGGAAAATAGTTAGTGGCAAAAGAAAAATTTTTTAAAATTAATTTACATAAATTATTATCTCAAATCCCAATGGTTAACCAATTGGATTTGCAATTAAACCCAAGTCAATGGGGAATGGTGGATGGATTAGAAAGTCATCGGTTTTGGGTTCATATAGCAGCACGTCGAACAGGGAAATCTTATGCAGCTGCTTTACTAGCTTTCGCAAAGTTGTTAGAACCTAATACTCAAATAATGGTAGTAGCTCCTAATTTTAGTTTATCTTCTATTATTTGGGATTACGTTACTCAAATAATTCGTGACTTAAGAGTTGAATGTGATCGTTTAAATCAAAAAGACAAAGTAGTACGATTAATTAATAATTCGACTTTTAGATTATTATCAGCAAATAATCGTGATAGTTTACTTGGACGTGCAGCTCATTTATTAATTGTTGATGAGGCTGCTGTTATTAACGGTGATGAATATTTTACACGGGATTTGAGACCTGCTCTTTCTACATATCCTGATTCTCGATGTTTATGGATTTCTACTCCTCGTGGGAAAGGTAATTATTTATATGATTATTATATGAGAGGAAAAGACGAGAAAGAGTACCCTGATTGGGGAAGTACCGTATTTAATTGGAAATCTAATCCTCTTTTGAATGAAGTAGATATTGAAGAGGCTCGAAAAACAATGAGTAAAAATTTATTCGGTCAAGAATATGAGTGTGACTGGGTAACGACCGAGGGTAAAATTTATAACTTACAAGACGAAGTACATTTAAAAGATTTAGAAGATATTGACGAAAAAGATCACAGGTTTGATTTTATTGCCGGATTAGATATAGGATACCGAGATGAAACTGCTTTTGTAGTTTTAGCAACTGATGGTGAGAGATATTATACATTAGACGAGTATATTTCTAAAGAAGGTACGACTTCGGTTCATGCTGAAAATATTCAAGAACTAATCGACAGATGGGGTATTGAGTGTATTTTTATTGATAGTGCCGCTCAGCAAACTAAAGCAGATTTAGCTTATGATTATGATATTTATTGTGATAATGCGTTAAAGAGCGTTAATGACGGGATTGCGGCTATTCAAGTACTGGTTGACAATGAAAAAATATTTTTTGATTTAGAAAATTGTCGTCACACATACGCCTCGTTAAGCAGTTACCGGTGGAATCAGCGAACAGAAAGCCAAAAACCTTTTCACGATTGGTCCTCTCATTGTAGTGATGCTATTAGATATGCAGTTTATACTTATCAGAGAACCCGTGTTAGCGTTTATGCTTGATTATTAAAAATAAAATTTGACCTTGAACAACTTTTGTTATATTATATAAATGTGTAGGAGAATTAGTAAATGGGACTTAGAGATTGGATTGTAGAGAAGCTAAATCCGGCGCAACCATATATTGCGTCTCAAGATCCGTATAACCTTCCAAAATCAATTGTAGATTATCAAACCGCATTTCGAGAGATTGAAGTAGTTCATCGAAGTGTAGAGATGATTGTGAATGCGTTAACTGCAATTCCCTTTTTAATTGATGGCGGGGCAGCGAAAAAAATTAATAAATTACTTAACGTCAAACCTAACCCCTTTGAGGATCGTGTCCGTTTGTTCCGACGTGCATTTTTAGATTTTTACCTTGACGGAAATGCATTTTTCTATTATGATAAAGAAAGTTTATATTTATTACCTGCAAATGATGTCGAAGTTGTTGCGGATTCAAAAACTTTTATCAGTCATTATAATTATTTAATCTACGATCAAGCTACTGATTGGTTTGGATATTCTAAAGAGACTACCAGAGATGCTAAGATCACTTTTACCCCAGAAGAAATAATTCAAGTAAAAAGTGATAATTCAGAATCGATTTTCAGAGGCGATAGTAAACTAAAAAATCTTCAACGTTTATTTGAATTGTATTATGAGCTACTTAACTTTCAACGTCAATTTTTTAGAAATAATGCGATTCCAGGTTTAGTATTAAAAACAGATAACGTTTTAAGTACAAAAATTAAAGAACGAATGTTAGAAAGTTGGAGAGCCAGTTATTCTAATTTATTTAATGGTGCTCGAAGCCCGGCTATATTGGATGGCGGTTTAGGAATAGACAGATTTAGTGATGTTAATTTTAATGAATTAGATTTTGAAAATAGTGTAGAACGAATCCAAATGGATATTGCAAAAGCAATTGGTGTACCATATGTTCTACTAAAAAGTGGGAATAACGCTAATATAGCGGCTAATGAAGTTTTATTTTATAATCATACAGTTCTTCCTGTTTTACAACAATTTTCTAGTGCTTTTGCTCAATTTTTTCAGGGGGGTGTGTCTATTATACCTGATAAAAAATCAATCAGTGCTTTACAACCGGATTTACGTAGTCAAGCACAATATTATTCTACGTTAGTAAATGGCGGAATCCTTACCCCTGATGAAGCTAGAGAAGGTTTAGGGTTAAGTGCAATGAATAGTAGTGAAACTAACTGTATTAGGGTTCCTCAAAATATAACTGGAAGTGCGACAGACCCCATGCAAGGTGGGCGTCCAAAAACAGAAGAAGTAGAAATAATTCCTGAGACTGAGGAAGAAGAGAATGCCAATGACTAAAACATTTTATTTAAATAGTGATATAACTTTGAAAGATGTTTCGAAGGGTAGTGCCGGGCTAAACATCGCTGGGTACGCGAACACTACTGACCGTGATCGTGTAGGAGACGTAGTTACTGCACAGGCGTGGGCTAGTGGAATCAAAAATTTTAGAAAAAACCCTGTCCTTCTTTATCAACATAAACACGATTGTCCTATCGGAAGAGTGGATAAAGTGACCGTTGATAAAAAGGGCATTTTTGTTGAAGCTAATGTAAGTGACGCTGCGGAGAAATTACACGCAGTTCAAACTTTGATTAAGGATGGGGCTTTAAAAAGTTTTTCAGTTGGATTTAAAGTTAATGATGGAAAATATGATCATAAGACAGATTCTATGACTATTACAGATGTAGAACTTCTTGAAATTAGCGTAGTGAGTGTTCCTGCTAATCAAGAATCTTTGTTTAGCGTTAGAAAGAGTTTTGACGATAATGATCAAGAGTACAGTAAGTTTGTAGAAGAATTTGCTAATAAAAAAGTTAAGAGCGACACTACTGAGAAGGATATAGGAATTAAAGTTGGAGTAACCGACGTTGTTAATGATCATTATCATACGTATGAGATAGATAATAATGGCAGCGGCGTGACAACTTATACTTCCCATAATATGAATCATTACCATATGGTTGATAGTTACAGGATTCTTGAAGCCCATGAAGGCGGAAATCATTCTCACACAATGGTAGTGTCAGCACGGCCAGTTTCGGCTAAGCCAGAAGAGGAGATAGATACTATGAATGATGCAAGACCTTTATCTCCCTCAGAACAACTGGCTCCTTTGGACGCTTCTCAAGGAGCGCCGCCAGCAGTAGTTGAAGAATTATCTGAAAGCACTCCGGTTGAAGTTAAAGCGGAAGATGTAATAGATGAGTCTGTTGATAAAATTACTGAAGAAGTCGTAATAGAAGAAATAAAGGCTGAAATAGCTAAAGAGTCTTTAGATGCGGCTACTGTAACTGAGGAGATTGTTGAAGATGAGATAGAAGAGTCTGACCCTTATCAACTTATTCCATTTGTTAATATGCTGTCAATGGAAACGGGGGCTTTAACTCACAATCATAATGTGAAATATGGCGATAAAAGATACAAAATTATCAAAATTGCTACTGCCGAGTCCTCTAATTTCAAATTTTTAGAAATTGACTTAAATGGAAATTCAAGAGATAATAGTATAACAGTTGAAGCAGAGAAATTAGCTGCTGTTAATACTTGGGATATCGGATCTAAGTACGACATTTCTTTAGTTAACATATCTGGTCCTTCTCACATGACGGATTCTGATAGGAAAAAAATTAAAGAAACTTATCATAACCTACATACCCTTACAGAACAAGAAGCTTATGAATTAAAAAGTAAGGAGCTTGTTAAAACCAACGCTAATTACCAACAAAAACTTAATACAATACTAAATATAAGATCAGTATCTGAAGATGAGTGGACAGACTCAGATTACAAATATGTTTCTTATACAAATACCATGATCCGTGAATTAAATAACATGGAACCCAGTAAGGATCGTAATATTTCCTTAGCTTTACATGGTGTAAAATACGAACCTAAAAAGGAGAATGATAATATGGCTACTCAACCAGTAGGTGACATTGTCAAAATTGATACTGGGGCGTCTGAGAAAAAGAGTGGGGAGACGGCAGCTGTCGTTGCTTCTTCAGCTCCGATTAAAGAGGCTCCTTCAGCACCAGCTGCCGAGGTCTCAGAGCCACGAGTGGCAGAACTAGTGCAAAAGACTGGGGAAGCGATCCTCGAGGAGACTAATGCTCAGATCAAGACCGAGGTGGCAACGCCTACTCAAAGCGACGAAGTCGCTGAGCTAAAGGCCGAAGTTTCTAAGTATAGAGAGCAGATTTCTGCTTATACGCAGAATAAAATGGTCTATCAAGAAAGTAAGCGCAGTGGGCATCAGTTTAGTGCAAAAGAAATGACTAATGCTTATCTACTTTCTAAGGCACTTAATAAGAAAGATCCTTTCGACACCAAGTTTGGTGCGCGAATGAAGCAGGTTACTTCTGTGGATCAGTTTCTTAGTAATTTTTCAACCAACGTATACGAAGAGATGCAGCAGCAGCTCGTAGTTGCTCCTATGTTTGAGCGAATTGCGGTTGATGCACGTAATTTCCGTGTACCCGTGGCAGATGAAGATACTGCCGGAGATGTGGCGCAGTTTGAAAGCGGCACGTTTGCACAGAGCATTTCTGATGCAACGCGTGTTCCGACGACTCGTCAGAATACCATCTCTGCGGTGACTTTCTCGCCTAATAAATTTATGGCTACTACTCACCTTGCGAAAGACGAAGAGGAGGATGTAATTCTTCCACTTCTTGACTTCTTGCGTCAAAGTGCTACAAGGCGTCTTGCCCGTGCGATTGACAAGGGGATTCTACGTGGTGACGGAGCTTTGAGAGGCTTTAATGCAGCCCCAACAAACGCTATTACAGCAGGTAGTGGATATCAGTGCGTGTTTAAGGGAGTTGTGACTCTTGCGAACGATATTTCTGGCCTTCGAGTTGCTTCCGGTGGTAACAGCACTAAAGCAACGCCTGCTAATATTGCTAGCGCGCGTGGTAAATTGAAGAAGTACGGACTCCAGCTTGGTAATCAACTTGTTTTCTTGACTTCAGTTGAAGGATACAATTCACTTGTTTCTAATTCTGATTTCCAGACAGTTGACAAGTTCGGACCTAATGCGACCTATCTTACCGGCTCACTCGGTGCTATCTACGGAATTCCTGTAGTTATTACAGAGTTCCTTGATGACGTCGGTAGTTCTGGTAATGAAATTGGTCTGCTTCTTTACAAGCCCGGTTTCCTGATTGCGGAACGTCGCGGAATGGAGATCGAGAGCGAGTACGAACCTCGCCAGCAAGTGACGGCTATGTATATGAGCACTCGATTTGACTTTAAGGCTTTGACGACTAATAGCGATGCAGCTTTGGATGCGACTAAGTATCCTTACGCTTCAGTAATTAGGTCTAATGCCTAAAAAAAATAATCTTAATTGGTGGGGGGTCTAACCCCCCGCTCACATAAGGAGAAAAATAGAAGATGGCTCTTCAAAAATTTATACACAAGGTGAGTCCTCAACTAACGCAGGACGCACAGTTTAAAGCATATAGTAATATTCCAGAGAATCAGTTGACTCCTGGAAGCACTGTAGAACTTTATCCAGGAACATATTCTAATATTACTTGCGCTAATGGCGTAGCTATTCAAGGAGTGGGCAGCCCTCAGGATGTTAACATCCCGGGAATTGCAGTATCTTCAGGAACGACAGGTAATGTGAGGGTTGAAAATCTCACTCTTACGGCTGTAAGTAATGCTCTTTCAGTTGCTGGTTCTTCTACTGCTGCTACACTACATGTGAAGAATGTAATATTTAATCTTAGTACTGGTGGTGTTACTCCGGTAGCAAATGCTAATACTATTCAGGTTGCAGGAACTGGCGCAGTTACTCTTGAGAACGTTCAGTTCTTAGGTGCACAGCGTGGTAACCTTAAGGCCCCGTTGGCCGCTGCTAACGTGATTGGCGGAGTTCTTTCTGTTTCAGCTACCGCAGATATGGCTGTTACAGGTTCTAGTATTCGTTACGTCGGAGCCGCAATCCGCGGTGCCGGACGCGCCAACGTTACTGGTGCAACTGCTAAGGCTGATAACCTTATCGGTACGTATACACCTTCTGGTGCTACTGTTACTGCAGCCGCCCAGCAATACAGAGGTAAGGTCTAAGTTACATTAGTAACCTTACTCAGTATATGCTTTAGAGGGCATTATACAATATTTAGGGGTAGGTGTGAACATACGCCTACCCCCTTTTATATGTAGGAGAAAAAAATGGGTATTAAACCAATTGAAGAACAAGTATTGGACATAAAGAACGAAGGGGACGCTCAAACTTTTCTACAAGTTAATGGGTTTGATCCTGTTGGAGTTTCTCAAATTATGGAAAAATGGTGGGAAAATCAAAGAGCAAAAGCAACTGCTCCTTCGGTTACGCCTACGCTTCTTAAAAGTAAGCCCAAATCAAAATTTAAATCTGGTATTTAGAGGTAAGTAATGCCGACTGCATACGGAACTTATACATACGTCTCTCTTGCGGAAATTAAAGATTATCTGAGTATTAATAGTACTACTCATGACGGTCGTTTAAGCAATATCATTGGCTTTGCTTGTGGCGCAGTTGAAAATTATATTGGTCGTGAGATTAAGAACAATGTCTATACTGAAGTTTTTGACGGCGGAACTCAATCAGTTTTTGTAGAGAGGCTACCTGTTAATAATGTAAAACAAGTGACGGAATATGATGGGAGTCGGTATGAGACTTTAGTCGGACCTGCTACTGATGGGAGTTTTACTAATCAGGATTGGAAAAACTCAACCGTTACAACACAAGGAAGCGCAGTTTTAAAAACCCGTATTAAAAAGTTTGGTCAGTCTTCGGTTAAACTAGATGGTGCGGAAGACTATGTCACCATTACTGATCCTGATTCTAATAATCCTAAATTCGATTATGAAACTTCTGATTTTACAATCGAAGGTCAATTTCGGTTAGACCTTTTAAATAATACTAAATGTTTACTTTCACAAGTAAAAGATGCTGATAATTTTTATGCGTTAAGATATAATTCTGCTGTTGGTTTACAATTTGAGGCTTTTAGTGGCGGAACTCAAGTTATGAATGTGGCTCATGGAAGTACCACAGGATATGCAGCAAATTCTAATACTTTTATGCACGTTGCGGTAAGTCGAAGTGGAGATAATATTAGACTTTTTAGAGACGGTTCTAATTTAGTAGGTATTTCTACTACTAACGCTATGCCAACAATTGGCACCAGTTATGATGTTGAGCTTGGTCGATTGAATTTAACAGCCACAGAAGAAATGACGGGATACGTTGATGAGCTTCGAATTTCTTTTAATAAAGCACGATATACTACTGACTTTGTAGCAGAAAAATATCCTTTTTCCACTGATAATGATACTACAGTTTTAATTAATTTTGATGGATCTAATCAATCCACTTCTTTAAAAGACACTTCCCAGAGTGATCCAGACTTTGTTTGGTTTAAAGATACTGGTGAAGTACAACGTAATTTGGATGGAGCAACGGAAGGGCGACAAAAAATTTCAGTTATTAATACCCCGATGTGGAGGAATTATCCGAAAGCTGTTAAAGTTACTTATGATGGCGGGTATTCCAGTGTTCCAAAAGATATTCAAGTAGCGACGATGGATTATGCTAAAATGTTATTTAAACAAACTGAAGCAGATCAAAGATTTAGTTTACAGGGCGAAGGAAAGAGCCAGTTTAATTTAGGTGCTTCTGGATGGCCACCCCATGTTCGTCGTATTTTAGATCTTTACAGGATACCATTTTAATGGCAAAAGAACCAACCACGAGGGTTTATATAAAGCAAGATCCTTGGATAATGGAAGCTGCAAGGTTTTTAGATCAAGGCTTAGTGGGAACAGGGGAATCTGCAAAAGCAGCTCGAAGAACTTTTCAGTTATATTTTTCGGATTTTATTGAAAAAGAATTATGGGCTGGTGGAGTATCTCAACAAAAAGCAAAAACTAAAATGGGGAGGGCCGCTCCTGATATTATTACTACGGAAGAGGAGATACGCAAAACTTTAACTTCATCAGAAGGGTTAGAATCTCCTGCAGCACGCGGGCCTACAGATTTAATGACTCCTGATTTAAAAGATCAACTCAGAAGTTTGGAATTAAAAAGTAAGGTAGGAACTTCGGCTACTACTTTAACAGGTATGGTACTTTCTCCAGCGGATGTAAAAAGTATTCAAGGGTTCATTGAAGGAAGACAGAAAAAAAAAGAAATATTAGAAATATATAAAAAGAAGAAAAAAGAGTTATACGATGATGATGGTAACTTTTTAGTAGGTAATTTAAGCGGTCCAGCTTTACAAAATTGGGTAAAAAAAAGTAGGTCAAAAACTGCCGTGAAACTAAGAGAGCAAATTAAAGTTAAAGCTAACGCTGGTTTGGAATTTAATCTCAAATATGATGAGTTAAAAGAAGGAAAAAAGATGAAATACGGTTATCATGAGCCGTTAGCCCCTAAAACTGATTTTTCATTTTACATGCGTGCGACAGAGGATAGGCGAGGGGGAACGATTGAAGTTACTTATACTGCGGCAGCAAAAAAGAAATTTAAGGCTGTAGAATTTAAATTGTTACAGGGAGCGGGGAAAAAAGTTATTCCACAGTTTACAAAATATTTGAAGGGGCGGTACCGTAGCGCTAAAAATCCTTCAGAATCTCTTAAATTTTTGTTTGATGCAGTTACTACTTTTGATTGGAAGAAAAATTTAACTCCTTGGGTTTTTACAATGGTTACTAGAATCTTAAATCCTTTTTATAAAGGAAGGGTGGGTAATTTTTTTAAAGCTAAAAAAGCTCAATATACACAGACAGCTCCTACAGCACGGGTTACACGTCCGACGCAAATTATATCTGATGCTCAGTTGTCTCTTCTTTTAACACGGAGACTTGAACAGAGTTTAGTTATGAATATGCCCCGATTACCAGAGCCACAGCGCCCAATTCCACGGTATATTACAGGGAGATTAGCTACAAGTTTTGAAATACTTGTAAAGCAAAAACAAAATTTACTTACTTTTTATAATAAAGCTCCTGCAAACGAATATGTAAACGAACTAAATGAAAAAGGGTGGCAGTTAGATAGAGGTTTAGTAGAACCTACTATAAGAAAAATAACACAACAACTTCTTGGTAGGCAATTTCAAGTTATAAGAACTCAATAAAAGTAAAAAAATATAATTTGCCACGCATCTGTGGCTGTGTTATACTTTATATGATTAGGAAAACATAATGGCAACGAGCAGACGACGTGATATCGTTAATTTTCTCGTTGGAGAACTAAAAAAAATTGACGGCTCAGAATCTACGTTTGATTCTACCTATACTTATCAAGTTAATCTCTTCAATAATGTTTTCCGACGAATAAAATTTTTAGATGAAGTAAATGATTTTCCTTCCGCTTATCTTCAAGCGGGAACAGAAAATAGAGTATATGATTCCAAAGGATTAACAACTTCTACTTTGGATATTATGATCCGGGTCTATGTTCATACAGAAGATGCGACTACGGAACTTGAAAGTACAATGCAAGACATCGAATTTGTCATATATAATATGGATACAGAACAATATGGGATAATGGATGTTCAAGTTTCAACTATGAGTACAGACGAAGGGTTGCTAGACCCTTATGGAATTGGAGAAGTTGGAGTCACAGTTCAATATGATGTGACAGATTAATATAAAAAGGAGTTAATCGAATATGGCAACCCAAATTAACTTACAACGTAACAGTGAAGTGTTCTATTCGACCGTAGATCTTCACGGTGGTGCTGCCGCTACTTCTATGACAGCCGCTAATACGTGGAAAGTCGAAATTCTTGCTGGCTTTGCATTTTCACAAGCTTCTGCTACTCAGGACATTACTACTTTAGAAAGTGGAACTACGCCAGATCGTAGTACTCAAAGATTTAATACTGCGGTTAATCCAGTAGAGTGGAATTTTCAAACTTATTTGCGTCCTACTGGAATTCAAAGTATTACTAGAGGCGCTGCTGGACAGTATACAGGTAACAGTAAACCGCTTTGTGACTGGTTTTTGTGGCAGGCTTTGGTTTCTAATCTTTCTCCTGCGTCAGGAACTACACAAGAACAATCTGTGTGGGAAGCAGGAGGTGTTCTTAGAACTGTAAATCATACTAAGAGCGGAAATGCACACGCAAGTAGATCAAATTTCCCGACCGCAACTCAGAATCAATTGTATTTTAAACTGGATAACGTTTTCTATCAAGTTAAAAACGCGACAGTTAACGAAGCAGCAGTAGATGCGGCTATTGACGGAATTGCGATGACTACTTGGAGTGGAATGGGAACGAAATTAGTTCAGCTAACACCTGATGTTTCGTCTCCTGCAGCTCACGCTCGTGACAGAGCGGTTCTAGTATTTGGAGGAATTTTAGCTAACGGAACAACTGTTAGTGGTAACTCACAAGCTAATGTTGGTCATAATAAAGTTGCGACCACTGCTTCTGCACTTGGCAAGAATGTTATGGTTTATGCTAGTTGGAAAAATCATTTTGTTAACGGTACTCAAACGGAAGCGCCGTTTATTAAGAATCGTTTAAGTGGTATTGATATGCAGTATGAAACAAATACGTATTCTTTCCCAGTAACAGCAATGAGCTTTAACTATAATAACGCAATCACTTATCTAACTCCAGAAGAGTTGGCTACCTTGAACGTTCCTATTGGACAGTTTACTGGTTCCAAGGCTATTACAGGTTCGGTCAGTGCTTATCTACGTGCTGGCAGTACCTCAGATAAGAATGCGTCAGCTCGATGGTTGGCTGGAGTTATTGCAGACTCTCGAACATCACTTGCTTCGGGATCAACTGCTAACTTGATTGTTGGTGGTAACACCGCACCCTATGTATCATTTGATATGCCAGCGGTTCAGTTTAACTTCCCAACTGACGTGATAGAAGACGTCATTGGCGTTACTGGAGAGTTTTTGGCACAAGAAAAGGTAAAGGGGACAGGCGACGAACTGGTTATTAAAGTTCAAAAAGGATAATAATCGCCGCGCCTTGAGGGGGCTTAGGCTAATATTTTACATTATCCATATGGGTGTTCACCGTAACGTCGTATCATGCCACCCCCTCAGCGTGATATGTAGTTGATAACATGGTGAACACCCTTTTTTTATACTATTTACCTAGAGAGGGGAAAACAAATGAGTAAAATTGCCGCATTACAGGCACAAGAAACTACTATCGAAATAGAATATCCAGAGATTGACGGGTTTATAATTTCTTTAGTTTATCTTAATCGAGATGATTTGACGAAAATTAGGAATCGCAGTTTAACTTATAAATTTAATAAACGTACTCATCAGCGAGAAGAAGAGGTTGACAGCGATA